CATGCGCCTGCACATAGGCGGACACATCATCAGCGGATGGCGGTGTGAAGCGCGCCCCGCGTGTATCACTCTTGCCATCGTTAGATGGCAGAGTATCGGTATTGGTATCGGTATTGGTTTCGGTATAGCCATTTTTGCCATTGGCTGAGATGGCTTTGCTATTTTTGCCATTGGCAAAAATGCGTTTGCCATTTTGCCATCTTGCAGCCGCCCCAGCTTTACCTGCTTCGCTCCGCACTACGGACACTTCCTCATAGCTTGCCTTAAACCGATCCTCCTGAGACATAACGCGCTTGGCGTAAAATCTCTCATTGCCACAGAGCGCTATCTGCTCTCCCGTCATGCTGTATGCCAGCAATGCCCGCGTTAGCCGACCGAACTCTGCATCGTTGAGTGCTTCCATCTCCTCTAAATAGTCATAGGGGAGTGCAGCATAGTTTCTTGCCATTGCGCCACCTCTCACTCCTTCGGAATAGCGCCGATGACGTATACCTCGCGCTCTTTGTCCAGCTCATATTGTACGGTGTAGTCCGTCAGGCCTTTTGCCACCAGCGTCGCGGGTATCTCCAGGTGATAGCCCCACAGCACGCCGCAGTCCTCGCGCTTTTCGTCAAACTGTACGGCGCAGGCGGCGTAGTGAGCGTCTACCATGTCACTAAAGGCTTTAATAGCCTCGTCCGCCTCCGCCAGCCGTTCCCGCTGCCGCTGTACCACGTTCTGCAAATGCGTGTTCTGCCTGCGCAGCGCCTTGATCTCCTCCTGCATCTTTCCCATTCACGTCACCCCCTTAGAAAGGCAGATCGCTGTCGTCCTCGTCCAGCTCCATGAGCTGGCTCTTGACGTCCGTCCGGGGAAACGTGGCCTGCGCGTCCGTGTCCTTCCGGCTGTCGCCAAAATACATATTGTCCGCCACAATCTCGGCGCTTCTGCGGTTGTTGCCGTTCTTGTCCTGCCATTCACGCATCTGCAGCCGGCCCTCCACCACCGCCATGCGGCCTTTGGTGAAATACTTGGAAGCAAACTCCGCCGTACCGCGCCACGCCACAATGTCGATGAAGTCCGTGTCCTTGGTCCCGTCTGCGTTCTTAAAGTCCCGGTCTACCGCCAGTGCAAAGCTGGCAACGGCGGTACCGTTATTGGTGCGCCGCAGCTCTGGATCCCGTGTCAATCTACCCATGACAAAAATCTTGTTCAGCATATCAAATCTCCTTATAAGTAACTTTTTCCAAATTCTCGCCGGAAATCCTCTTCCGTCCAGCCCTGCTCCTGCATGGCCTTTAGCTGTCCGTACCGCCGCAGCCTGCGCATTTGTTCGCCGCTGCGGTGTACTGCCGTCTTTCCGTTCCTGTGGCACCTGTTGCCGCACAGGTACACCACAAGGCCGTATTTTTCGCTTTTCTTGCGGTTGGCGCCGCCCAGCAGATGGTGCTTCTCCAATGGGTCGCCAGGGTCATTCCTGCCACACAAAAAGCATCTCTTACTCTCCATGCGCTTCCTCCGTCCCGTCCCACTCGTATTCCGGGCAGCTGTGAATGGCGTAGCTGTGCATGATGCCCGCCTTGCGGCCTCCTTTTTTCTTCACCGTAGGCGTAGCGTCCCATCCGGGCACCGGCTCCTGGTCTTTCCTCGACCAGCTGCAATCGCCGTAACACTTCTTGCACGTCCAGCAGGGCTGTATGTGCAGATTGTTCATTTCGCCGCACCCCACTCTCTGTCCAGCTGGTTGTCCAGCAACCGTATTTGCAGCTTCATGGAGTTGATGGCCTCCATAGCGGACTTGTATACCACCTCTGCACAGTCTCTCTCAAACCGAAGCGCGGCGATCTCCGCCTTGCCCTTGCAGATGTCAGAAATGATCGTCACCGGCACGCCGTTGTCACGCTCTGTAAGTATCTGTTTGGCCAGAGCTACCCGGTACGCCTTTTCGGCCTCCGCATATTTCTGTCCCCGCCGTTTCAGCTCCGTAATGGCTACATCCAGCATCCGGCTCTTGTCCCGGATGTCATTTACCAGGTCACTCATGCTTCTTCTCCGCTGCGTTGGCCGCTTTCATGCATCCCCAGCACAAACGCTTCCCGTATCTGTTCAGCGACCTGTCCGCGATGTCATCTGGGGAATACCTAATGCCCTGGCACGTCACGCTCTTAATGGGCATACCGCAGCTCTCGCAGATGACAGTGCCTTTTGGGTATGTGACAGGTGCAGGCTTGTCGTACTTGCTCCTGTCCGCCTCCCAGTACACGTCCGCGCCAAAGCCCAGCGCCTTACAGGCAACGGAAATAGCGTCCGTCAGTGCCATCTTGAAGCACTCGTCGGAGGTATAAGGGCCGTTCTTTTCCTTCGCCACAAACGCGCTGCCGCCTGTGCCGGGAATAGCATCCGACCATGCGCCGTCCACCTTCACAAACAGGTCAATGTCCAGAAACGCGGCCACTTCACCGTTTGCGCCCTGTTCCAGCCGCTTGTCTGTGATGACATACTTCCATCCGATACCGCAAGGGCCGAACTTCTCCGTCAGGGTCTTCAGCCGCCACATGGGGTTGATGTCCGTCTTGCCCTTCAACCGGCCAGCGCCGATCTGCCTTTTGGCGCTGTCCGGCACGCTTCGCACCGCGTTATAGATAGCCAGGTTCTCCATCACTTCACCTCCATGTTCATCCGCTCGGCGATCTCCGCGCCGTCCACCGAAACACCGGCTTTCAGCAGCGGTGCGATGTCGCTCTTGGCCACCGTGGGCGCGGTATACGTCACCTTGCCGTCATAGCCGTTGTCCATGCACCATCGCACCAGCTCCTCCATGTTGGTGATCTCTACCGCCGTGCTCTTGCGGTAGGTAACGGAACACCTCGCCGTCTGGAAGGGATGCCCGTCCAGCGCCCGGTCAACGTATTCCCGCAGCCGGTCACGCTTGCGCTCCATCGTGCGGCGTCGCTCCGCCAGCTCCTTTTCCTCGTCCCGGATGGCCTTTGCCTCCGCGTCCAAGCTCTTGGACCAGCACACCATGTTCTCGATCTTGTGCTCCCTGTCCATCTGCAGCTGCTCAAACGCATCGTAGTCCAGCAGCTCCCCGGTCTCCGGGTCGATCAGCGCCTCCAGCGCCTGGTCAATGTGGTATAAACTCAAGCTCATTTCTTTTCCTCCCATGCGTCCACCGTTCGGATGCACACATCGCACCCAACGGTCTCGCCGTAAATATTCTTGTACAGGGTATCTGTTTCCTCGCCGCACACCGGACATCGCGGCACCTTGTAGGGCTTCGGCTCCTTGTAGTCAAACACGCTCATACCGGCCTCCCAGCCGCTTTCAGCACTTCCCGCATAGGCTTCCGCGCCTTGAGGATAGACTTAGCCCGCGCCGTCTCCCGCCTGTATTGCCGCCACAGGTCGCTCAGCTCGTCACTCTGGTAGTACCCGTCCCCGTCATTGCAGATCATCACGCCCTGCGTCTTTGCCTCGGCCACGGCCTTTCGCATCTTCCGGTCGGTGGTGTGCAGCGCCGCCGCCAGGTCTTCCCGGCTGATGGCGTTGCGCCGCCCGTGGGGAATCAGCGCCGCAATGCGTTCCGTTTCCGCCGTCCGCTGGGGAATGTCGGCCTTGTCCTCATCGCCGTACAGGTAGGCCCGGTCGGTACGCAGCGCCGCCTCCAGTGCTGTCATGACCTCCTCTGTGGGCAGGCACGCGCCGTTTTCAAACCGGCTCACCATGCTCACGTCCATCCGTGCGTCTGCCAGCTTCAGAATGCCGCTGACCGCCTCCTGCGTCAGCCCCAGCTCCAACCGCCGTTCCTTCAGTCGGTTCATTTCTGTACCTCCACCCACCGACCGTTCTTAACGGTGTACCACACGCAGGGTTTCAGCGTTTCACCATCCACAATGCCAGACAAAATAGTGGCAATTTCTCCATTGTTCTTTCTTTCAACGCACACAATGGCGTTTCCACGACCTCCCATGACGCGGCCATAAAAGCCGGTGGTCATGGCCACACAGCCTTTGCCGGTGGCGGATGCTGCGCCACACCAGCCGGTGGCGGATGCTGCGCCACACCAGCCGGTGGCAGATGCCGCGCCACTCTCGCCGGTGGCGGATGCTGCGCCACACCAGCCGGTGGCGGATGCTGCGCCACACCAGCCGGTGGCAGATGCCGCGCCACTCTCGCCGGTGGCGGATGCTGCGCCACTCCAGCCGGTGGCAGATGCCGCGCCACTCTCGCCGGTGGCGGATGCTGCGCCACTCCAGCCGGTGGCAGATGCTGCGCCACTCCAGCCGGTGGCAGATGCTGCGCCACTCTCGCCGGTGGCAGATGCTGCGCCCCTCTCGCCGGTGGCGGATGCTGCGCCCCTCTCGCCGGTGGCGGATGCTGCGCCCCTCTCGCCGGTGGCGTGGTTTTTCTTTTCGCTGTTCGACTTTTTGATAGCATTGTCAAAATCACACTGCGCTTTCACGTACTCCACCTGCGCCTTGACCAAACCGGGAATACCGATCTCTGCGCTCAATGTCAGTTTCTTGCCGACGCGCTTCGTGTCATCGCTGCGCTTCTCGTCGCTGACATCCTCCAACTCCGCCTCGAAGTACCTGGGGCCATCGCTGGGCGCGTAATAGCCCAGCACATCCAACGGCATTTCGCAGGCATGCAGCCCATTTTCGCACAATTCAATATCGCCCTCGACTTCCGCTGTCTTGCCAAGCTAATACTGGACCCCACGGCATTTCATGTCCTTGTCTGTTGCCTTATAAACCTTCATCTTCCATCCCTCTTTCTTATCGCCTTTTTGGCGTTCTCGCGCCTTGCGCTGTTCATGCTGTAAAAATCAGCCTCGCTGTACGATGCGTAGCGTTTCGCCTTGTCAGCCTCAACATCCCGCCGAAACGCTTTGTAGTCCTCGCACTCCCCGTGGCACCTTGCGTGTCTGCGCTGACACCCCTTGCAGGGCGGAGCCGTCCGGTTCACCAGCCCTATCATTCCCACTTCACCAGCGCTTTCACAACACCGGCCTGCGCCGCGTCCTCGTGGCTCATCAGCACATCCACCGTGTAACCGTACACACCGGTATCGGCTGCTATGTAAGTCTTACCGCCCAGCGTCACGGTGCTGCCCAGCGGGATAACGTCAGGGTCCACCGCCACCGCCTCGCCGATGGCCACCCACTGTCCGCTGGCCGTCAGCACCAGCCCGTCCCTCTGGTTCATGTGGGCGTAGGGTGTGCAGCACGCACAATACCCGGTGATGTCGCATACCAGCAGCTTCTCCGGCTCCAACTCCACGACCTCCCTTGTGGGCGGCGATTGCACCACGTCCTCCTGCACCGGCGGCAGCGTCAGGCACCATGCCACCAGCACCAGCAGCATCACCCACAGGACGATTGCCACTACCCACATACGCCTGCACCATCGTCTGGTCCGGCACATCCGGGAGTATTCCCGCGCCCGCCTGTTCCGCTCTCTCATCGCCCCAGCGCCTCCACGCCCTTGACGATAGCCCAGCTCAGCCACGCCGCGCCGATACACGTCAGCGCCCATGCAAACCATGTCATTTCGTTTCCTCCTGTCGAATGTACTCGACCTCGATAATTTCCATTCCGTTCTGCCGTGCCCATAACATCACGGCAATTTCAGCACACGTCATAATCTCTTGCCTTTCCTCTGCGGTTGTGATATACTATCCGCAGAACATTTTGGTAGATGTTTCGGAGATGCCCTGTCCAGTGCCGCAACCACTGGGCGGGGCTTTTTCTTACCCCTGCGGGCGGTCACACATCATATCCTTAACTGTCACGCCGTAGTGCTTCGCTACCAGCTTCGCGTGCTTCGGGTGCGGCTTGATGCCGTTCTTCCAGTTCGTAATGGACGTCTGATGTACGCCGATAGCCTTTGCCAGTCGGTAACTCGTCTCGCCGTGTTCCTCCTGCAACCGTGCGAGGTTTTCACCAAATCCCAAAATATCACCTCCAAAGTTAGATTATTTTCTTGACAAATTAGAGTATTTGTGATAGTTTGGTTTTGCTACAAACTTTCCTATCACGCCAGCCCTATTTATCGGGGTGGTGCAGGGTTTTGTTGCCTGTCCACGGTCTAATTATAGTCGAACTTCAACTAAAAATCAACTGTAATTCGACCATCAATTTAACCAAAATTCGACCGTTGATTTTATGGGATTTACCGAAAACTTTAATTACTGCATGGAGCAGCGCAATTATTCTGCGTACAGATTTGCAAAAATTCTTGGCGTCAATATTCAAAGCCCTGTTAATTGGAAAACCGGCGCTTCAATCCCCCATTACGGGACACGCCAGAAGATCGCCGAGCACTTCGGCATCACTCTCGCGGAGCTGGATGGGGACGAACTGCCCGTCCTGCCGCCGGAAGGCGCAAAAAAAGCCCCCGCCGCAAAGGGCGAGGACGAAGCAAAGCTTGCACAATTTGTAGACGGCTTTATGCGTCTTACTCCTCAACAAAAGGATACTGTGCTTGCTCTAATAAAAGGCTTTCTACAAGATTAAGCATAACGTCTTTTTGCTCCGGGGTTAGCATCATAAAAAGTGCGGCGGCCATTTTTACCTGGTTGTCCATTTCTTTCCCCTTTCTTAATTTGACATATTATTTTCTCGGTGTACAACTAAGTTAGTACACTTATGGTTACGCACAAGCTGTTTGTTGCCCACAAATGGGCAACACATTAAAAATTTTGGGGGGCTAAAATGAAAAGGCATCGTAAACTAAAGGCTGTAGCTATTTTTGTTCTCACTTTGTTTTTTACCATTATAGCGTTGTTGCTTATTCCTTCCGCAAGTGTGCCACAAGCAGACGGAACGGCAATGCTTACTTATGGCGCGACCGTGGCTCTTGTTATTGTACCGTCCGCGTTTACAGCATTGTTTGTGCGGCTTGATAAGCGCGTTGAAAAAGCAAGCTTGCCGCAAGAGCCTTTTATTACTGCCAATGGCGACGCCCACGATCCGCTTATACCGGATGCAATAAAAGTGGTCATGGAAACCGGGCAAGCGTCCGTTTCTATGCTGCAGCGTAAGCTCAATCTTGGGTATTCTCAAGCCTTACGATTGATCGACGAAATGGAAACGCTGGGTATTGTCGGCCCGTTCGAAGGTTCTCGGCCTCGGCAAATATTGCTTACGCGGTCACAATGCGAAGCGCTTATTCCAACGCTTAAGATTGCCCGCGCAAATTCATGTTTCGCGCCTTGTGAAGCAAGCAATCCGGAAGCGGAGCTATACAAAGTAGATGGAATGGAAGGGCACGATTTTGAGTATTGGTGTGCAGACCTTCTAAAGAAAAACGGTTTCTCCAATGTTGAAGTCACACGTGGCAGCGGAGATCAGGGCGTTGATGTACTTGCTAAATTTGGCGATGCCAAATATGCCATTCAATGTAAGTGCTATTCTTTCGATTTAGGAAACAAACCGGTGCAGGAAGTAAATGCTGGAAAAGCATTTTACCATTGTCATATTGGGGTTGTAATGACAAATAGGTATTTTACAGCAGGCGCGAAAGAAATTGCGGAAGCAACAGGCGTTTTGCTGTGGGATAGGGACACGCTTAAGCGCTTGATTAAAAATGGGGGGCGTAATGATGATTAAAGTAAGCAAATAGCCCCGCTGCTCCCGCAACGGACAGCGGGGCTATTCTCGCCGGTGGCCTCCCGGCTTTCCGGCTGCACGTTCACACTAACAAATCAGGGTTTGGAAGGTCAATACCAGATTAGGATAATTGCTGTTTCCGGCACAACAGAATTAGGATTTTCCTACCCAAAAAGGGGAAAAGGGAGAAAATGGGAAAAACATTACAGGATTTGTGCAAAGATGCAAAAGACCGGCAGAACTTAACTATACAAGATCTTTCCGACATGACGGACATTTCGACATCGACAATAAGCAATTTTTTCTCCGTATCATCAAAGGAACCGAGCGTGTACAAAATGGGCTTTATTTGTGCCGCTCTTGGCGTTTCGATGGATGAATATTTCGGGATTGAAAAAGAAGTGACGACAGAAGATGAGTTAGCACAAGCCAACGAAAAGCTAGCGCACCAAAAGCAGCTGCATGATGCCGATGTGCAGATAGCCCATCTTGAGGGCGGCATGGAGCAGATGGCAAAAACCATTAACTACCACCGCAAGAAATCGCGGGACACAAAATTTGCTATTTATGGCCTTACGTTTTTGTGCGCCATATTTATGGCTGTTATCGTGGGATATATCTTTTTTGACTACCGTATCCCCCACCAGGGGCTTATTCAGGGCGGAGAGGCCAGCATATTCGCATGGATCGTTTTTTTGCTTCTTGCAGTCGGTATTGGCTTTTTTGCCGCTATTTTGATGATGTATTTTCGCTATGCAAAAAAGTATACATTGTCGCCAGATAAGGGAGGAGATAAACAATGATTGCAGTATTGCGGGCAGCATTATACCCGCGTGTTTCCACGGAAGAACAGAAAAAGTTTGGCCTGTCTATTCACGATCAGCAGAACGACCTCGAAGAATACGCCAAAGCCCACAATATGAAGGTGGTAGGCGTTTTCCAGGATGCCGGGTTTTCCGCCAGAAAGAAGATTGAAAAGCGTCCCGCCATGCTTCAACTGCTGGAAGCCGTAAAGCATGATGAGGTAGACATTATTCTTGTCACAAAGCTGGACCGGTGGTTTCGTAACATCGGTGAATATTACAAGGTGCAGGAAATCCTTGAAGCTCACAACGTATCGTGGAAAACGATTTATGAGGACTACGACACGTCTACAGCCGCAGGCCGGTTGAAGATTAACATTATGCTTTCCGTAGCACAGGACGAAGCTGACCGCGCCAGTGAACGCATAAAAAAAGTGCTTGATGCAAAAAAAGATCGAAATGAGGTTTGCACCGGTCATCTGCCGAAAGGCTACAAAATCGAAGGGAAATTTGCTGTTATAGACAAAGAAGCGGAGCCGGTTATACGGAGATATTTTTCTACATTTTTGGAAACCGGCTCCATAACAAAAGCGATGGACGCAGTACCGGAATTAAAACTTAAATACCAAACAGCCAGCCAAATGTTGGACAACCCCGGATACATGGGCGACTGGCACGGAATAAAATTGCCCCCGTATTTAACACCGCAGGAATTTCAGCGTGTGCAAGACTTACGCATCAGAATAACGCGAAAATCCCCCTGCAATCGAACGTATATTTTTTCGGGGCTAATAGTCTGCGGGGAATGCGGACGCAGAATGACAGGACATCCGTCTCCACGGCCAAGCGGGGCGTGCTCTTACTCTTACTATTGTCAAGGGTCTGCCCAGAGAAAAGGCTGCAACAACGGTAATTTTACTGTCGAATGGAAAATTGAAGATTATCTCTTGTCGACAATAGACGAGCAGATACAGGTCAAATTACAAGCCAAGCCGCGGCAAGAACCCAAAGTAAACCAAGATGTGCAATTAAAGGCTTTACAAAAAAAACTATCCAAGTTGTCAGAGTTATATATAGACGACATGATTTCAAAGGCGGACTACTCTAAAAAGTATGCAGAACTGACATCACAGATGGATGAGCTTACACAAGTAAAATCACAAAGCCGCGCACCAGAAGAAATTGCAACCTTATTTTCCGCAGGATGGCAAGAAATATACAAACAACTTAACAAAGAAAATAAACAAGCATTTTGGAAACTCAAAATAAAAGAAATCCGGCTATACAAAGACCGCCGGATTGAATTTGATTTTCTGTAAATACTTAGTTTATATAAACCTTTAGGTTACAGCAAACTAAGTACACAGGAATATCCCCCGCCAAAACAGGCGGGGGATACTTTATCCTCGCATCTTTCGCATCACGTTATCATACATTCGCGCATTGGTTACTTTCAGCGCATCCATCAACTCGTCCACTATGGCCCACGCCTGTTCCGGCGCGCGGGATGATACCGCTTGCATAAAGTCACTGTCACCGTCTACCACATCAGGAGCCGGTGCGCTGGAATACATAGCCGCCGGTGCAGGGCTTCTCTGCCCTTCGTGCTGGTTTTGTATAATGTACAGCGCGGCCAACTTCTCGTAGTTCGGCCAGCTTGACTGTTCCGTTTCAAGTCTGGCTATCCAGGCTTTAAGTTCCTTTTCGTCGATCAAGGGGAACTACCCCCTCTCAGCCCTCCACGGCATCCATACACCGCTGAATGGCGTTGCGGATGGTATCATCATCCGCATTGTCCAGCATCTCTTGCAGCTGGCGCTTCATGTCATCTTTTGCGCCGTCGCGGCTATAATGGCCGCGCACATAATGGGTGCCACGCCGTGCGTAGGAGCTGCCGCCGCCGTAGCTGTCGCGGGAATACTTGCGCTGAGAATAGTCGCCGTCGCGGGAGTAACGCCGCTGGGAATAGTCACCGTCACGGCTGTACCCTTCGCCGTCCAACATCTCGATCTTGTCAATGTTCTTGATGGTGTCGGTCAGCTTATGGACGATGTCCAAATCACCTGCGCCAAGTTCGCCTTTGTGGGCGATCTCGTCAAGCTCCTTGCAAAGCATATCGCGCAAATCGTACATTGCTTTCATACTCATAGTTTACTCCTTTCAGCTTACGCGGTCAACGGTCAAGTTGGAGTTTGCAAAATTGATTGCCTGTGTGCTGGTGTTCTCCATAGCCACAGTCAGGCAACAGCCTTTCGGCACCTCCACAATGGCGCTGACATAAATGTTGAAATAGTTTTCCACTGCGGCGGGTGTAACAGTCGCCACGGCGCTGGTCAGTGGCTCACCGTTGATAGCCAGCGCGGCGGTAATAGCTTCCACCGTGCCGCCGGTAGGGATAGCGATGTTGCCGCCAAAAGCCACGCGAAAACGTGCCTTGCACTGGTTTGTCAACCCGCGCAAAGTTACAATGCCTGCTCCGGCTCGATGCACGATGCACGGCTTGTTGTTGACCGCAGTTTCTGTCAGGGGCACGTTCTGCCCAGCAGCAACGGTCTTAATTGCCGCAGAAGTAAATTCTGCCATTAAAATCATTCCTTTCTCAGTTAAAATACAGCGGCGGAGCTATTGCCCCGCCGCGTTGTTATTAGTATCGGCACGGGGCCGACCATTTCCCCCGCATGGGGAAAAAGCTATGCTATGCAGTTGTCAGCAGCCACAACCGGAACCGCAGCCACCATAGCCGCTACCCGCCCACGGGTTACAGGTAATGTAAGCGGGGGAAGGGCACGGACGAAGCTGCGAAATGAGGTAGTTATTCTGTGCAGCCTGAGACGCAGCCAGCTTGAGATTCTGGTTCTCGCTCTGGAGGTCAGCCAGTTTGCTCTGCGTCAGGAAGTCGAGGATCGCGCGGCTGTTGCTGTTGGCGTTGTCGATGATGTCGCGTGTGGCGTTCTGCACGGTGTTGCGCGTGTCGCACGCCTGCGCCGCCATGTCGTAGCGCACCTGGGCGATAGCTGCACGGTTTTCGCAGCAACAATTAGCGGCCTGCATCTGCATGGTGTTGAGCTGCTGCATCAGCGCCGCCTGCTGGTTTGCGCGGGACAGCTCGGACTGTGCAAAGCCGTTTGCCATCGCCATGTTGGTGCCGTTGACAAGCTGCGCCTGCTGGTAAAATCCGTCGCAAAGGCCCTGATTTACGCTGTCGATCTTGCGCTCGATATTGGCAAAGTCAGAGGTCAGAACATAACCGTCCATCACGCCGTTGCCGCCGCCACCGAAGCCAAAGCCGTTACCCCAGCCGCCGAATGCGGCGAAAATGAGGAACAGCACGATCCACCACGCGCCATCTCCGCCCCAGCCGAAGCCGTTACCGTTGCCGGTGTTGGCAGGAGCCACAGGCATAGTCAGCATGGTGCCGTCAGAGGAAAGAGACATAGTATCACTCCTTTTGAAAAAATATTTATATCAAACCGTGGCCACGATTTTGATTTACTTGAAAAGCCCCTGAAATTGGTTTGCCATTGACTGTATCTTGTTCAGTTGGTCTTGTGAGATTTTGCCGCTTTGCAGCATTTTCTCTACTTCCGCTTTTGGGTCGCCTTTAAAGCTCGCTTTGAATTGCTTAAACTGCTGTAACAGCTGGGGAAAGCCGCTCATCGACCCCGGCATCTGTCCGCCACCTAACGCATTAAAAAACGGATTGTTACTCATCGTCTTCGTCCTCCTCCACCTTGCGTTTCTTCTTGCCCTTTATTTCGCCCACAAGCGCCGCCAGCGCGTCGAACTCCTTACGTGTCACATATTCCGTGGCGGGAGCTTTCTGCGCGTCAGGGGCGCTTGCAAGGCGTTCTACAAGGTCATACGTCTTGAGCGTCGGCTTGCCGCTTGCATCGGCCTGTTTAAGGTACACCACGGGAGCCGTGCTGTCCCACAGCGCAATGGCGGAGTTAGGCGCGATCAGCCAATTCTCCGCCTCCGGCCTACCAGCTACCCATTGTACGCCGCCCTGCGCCACCGGGTTCTGCATGGGTGGGATTTGCGGTATCTGCGGCGGCATGGTCTGCATCTGCTGCTGCCGAAGCTGGGCAAGGTTGTCCTGCATTGGCTGCGGGTAATAAGGGTTGAAATACGGGTTAAATGCCATAGTTACGCCTCACTTTCTTTCTGCCAGTAATACAAAACGATTTCGTTTTCGCTGTTCCAGCTGTCATAGATCACGCCGTCCTGAACACACACGACGTGCCCAGATAACGCAAGGATAAACGTCCCCTCCGGGTGTTCATCGGCGAACCTACCGACTGTGTAGCAATCCGGGCAAGTATCCGGCACCATGTACCGCCTGTAGCCTATCCGCCGCAGATACGCACCCCACACGGCGTTTGCGGATGGCATATCACCTTCCAGATACCCCTCAACTGCCATAGCAAGGTACGTTTCGCCCCATCCCTTATCGGTGGCTTTGGAGATAGCCCGCACAGTGCAATCCCCCACGTTTTTCCCACGAGGGTTTTTGTTGTAATAGCTATACATGCGCCGCCACTATTTCTATCACCCGCACATAGGCTTTCAGCCCCGAAAGATCATCCTGATACGCCCAAATGATGTCCTCCGCCATCTGCTGGGTAAATCCCAACGACACCAACTTTTCGACCATACAAGCACCTCCGTTTCTTGCAATAAGCGTAACAAAAAACTGCCCCCGCAAAGGGGCAGTTAAAGGTCAGAAAAAGGCCGTTAATTTGCGAATTATTTACTTGTACAATGCCGCAGAAACGATGTATAATAAAATCAGCCACCCCGGAATACTCCCGGCGGGCATCTTTCCCTTTTTATACGCCCGGTTCCCCCCCCCTACCGGGCGCAAACAAAGAAGCCGCACCTTTTCAGGTGCGGCTTCTTTCTTCGTCTGCAAATTTCTGATACGCTCTCCTGCGGCACCGCTTTACCGTTTCCGGTGACACGTTCAGCAGTAACGCCGTTTCACAATAGCTTTTCCGCTTTACGTCACATTCAATAACGCACGCCGCTTCGTCAGGCGGCAACTGAACGCTCATCACATACGCAATAGCCCGCTTTGGGGCCATGCTCTGCAATTTGCGCCGTATCTGCTTGTGGTAGCTGTCCATAACACGGTTTTAGCCGTGAGCTTGCGGGACTTTACGCCGGGGAAAGAGGCGGCTTGACATAGCTCTTTCCCGCTCAGCAGATTTATTTCACTTCATAATCTCCCACGTGCCGCTTTTCCCGTCCGCGCTCCGCGTCACCTTCACGGTGTACGTTTCGGTCACGGTCGGCTGTTCCGGTGTCTCCGGCTGTTCCGGCTCCTGCGGCTTCTCCGGCTCCACATATTCCAGCCCGCAGAACTCGCACAGCGCCTTGCAGTCCGCCACAGCGCAATCCTCCATGTGCTCGTGGAACCACGCCGCGTCCTCCGGGTTGTCGTGGTACACGTGCTCCTGGTACACAGCGTAGGCGTTCGTATCGTCCAGCTCATGCAGGTCGCTCCGCGTCGCCGTCCGGCATCCGTGGGGGTAGATGGCCTTCCGGTACAACACCATCAGCTCCGCCAGCTTCTTCCCGTTGGCGCTGCTGGGGTGGTACATGGACAAAAAGCCCTTTACCGTGCCGTGCCCGGTGGGGCCGTTGGTGCTGCCGTTGGTGTGGGACACATAGTGCACCTTTGCGCCCCACTTGTTGCTCTCCTTGATGGCGCGGTACATATAGTCCGGGCCGTACTCGTCGCTCATGGGCGTCCGGCGTGGGCCGCGCATGATGTCAAAGCCGCACCGCTCCAGCATGGGCTGCAAAATGTCCAGAAACTCGTTGTTTTCGAGAGTTTCAAAACATTGCTGGCCATCGGGACGCTTATAGCAGCACTGGTTGGCCTTGTGGTACGCCGGGGACAGATAGATCTTCGGCTTCTCCGTAGGCGCGTCCTCGTCGCTCTCCTGATAATCCGGGTAGCCGAAGGTGTACGAGGATTTCACGCTGGCGTACTCCTTCTCGTACACGCCGCCGCCGTTGATCACCACGCCGCTCTGCGGGCTGGTGTTGCCCTCGATGGTGCGGAAGCCCTTGCCCACGATCTCCGTTACAATGCCCGTGTGGTCATCGCCGAAGAATACCTGTGCGCCCACCTTCGGCGTAGTGCCCAGCTGTCCCGCCGCCTTGAAGTACCGCTTCAGGTAGTACACGCCCGCGCCCAGACTGTCGTCCGGCAGGTTCTGCAGCCGCTTCGCCTCTGCTACGCCGAACGCCTGCACGTTCACCCACGCCACAAACGTGGTGCACCACGGGTACCCCTGCTTTTTCCCGTTGTAGAAATGGGGGATGGCGTCAATGTCCCGTGCGTACTTCGTGAAGTTCTTGTCCCCGGCGTTGGCGGTCTTGCTGTCGAGATAGTGTGTCTCCGGCGTGTCGTTGGAAGCCTTCTCAAGATAGCCCAGCTCCTCTCGGGCTATCTTGATGACCTTACTGGCGCCGTTCATACGGCCTCCTCCACCTTGTCCTTCAGCTGCTTCGTGATCTGATTAACGCCGGTCGCCGCCAGACCGCTGACAATACCCACAGCCGCGCTGGTGATGTAGTCCTGCGCGGGATAGTCGGGGATGATAAACATACCCACCACGCCCAGCACAAGGCCGCACACGCCCATGATGACCGGGATCCACTTGTCGTTCAGCCCGCTGGCCTTAACAGCCATGCCGATGAGGTAGCACACGACGGTGATCGCCGCCACACTCGCAATGCCCAAAGATGCAAAATCCATACTGTTCTTCCTTTCCGGCTTTACGCCTCTCGCTTGATGGGCAGCTTCCTCACTTCCTCCATGACCCTTTTTGCGCTGCCGTTGCCGCCCATCTTTTCATACGGCTGATACAGATAGTCATTGAGGTTTTCGTACTCGTCCTGCGTGATGTACCTTCGTGTCACGTACACCATGCCCAGATGGATGATGCGGTCATGCGCCAGCCCTACCAGCATATTCCGCTCCACATCGTTCTTATCCCGCCGCTTCCCTATCAGCGCCCACAGCCCGTTACTTGCCAACATAGCCAGCACGATGGGCAAAAGCACTTCCTTCATCCACGGTTCCATTCGCCGCGTTCTCCTCTCAAATTATTTTTGCCCCTCGACACCCTTCGACCGTTTCTGACACGCCCCCTGTGCTATCCTGCTTGCAGAAAGGAGGTGTTTCCATGCCCGAGTATTTCACCCTGTTCAACGCCGTCACCGACGCCATTACCCAGCTTGAAAAGGCCGTTGCCGCGCTCAAACAGGCACAGATCCGTGCCGAGGAAGCCTACATTCAGCGGGGGGAGTAATTCTCCCCGCCCTTATTCCGCGTACACGCTCCTCCTTACTCCGCTTCCCCGCCATTCTCTTCCGCCGGGTTGTTCAGCTTCTCCAGATACGCCGCGAGATACGCCTCCGGGCTGGTCTGCTCCCCAACAATGCTCTTGGCTGTCCGAATGGTATTGATTTCGGTGATGTACCCCTCCTCCCCAACGCAGAGCACTGTCTCGTTTTCGTACTTGAAGTTCTTGATTGCCTTTGCTACCCGTTCGTCCTTGCAGGTCTCTCCTGCCTTTACGATATAGCCTGTGTACATGTTTGTTTCCTCCTTGTTTT